TAAATATTTGATAACGCCATTTACTTTTTGTTCAAGATCTTCTCCACAACTTATACAACGAAAAAATGTACCATCAATTCCAACTAATAAAGTATTTAATTTACATGCGTCACATGTACCAGTTACTACTTCAGTCTTGAATCGAAAAGGACTTTTTGATTTTTTTTCGGTCATACTTTTTTTTATCAGGTACAATCTTTTGTGTAAAGGTTTTTAAAGCGTTGGCAATTGGGTTTTTTCTTCTATTTTTTTTAAGGAAAAAAGCATAAGCTTTTTTATTCATTACTCTAGGATAAGCTTTTTAATTGATTTAGATCCGTCAATGTTCGACTCGAGCTCGGCCATCGACTTTATGCACTGATACTGAATATTATCTTTTGTGTTCGTTCTCATTGCAACCCTTTTACCTTTCAAACACATAGACATTGAAGGCTTACCTGATTCAGGATCAATTTGGATTCTGTGTTCCTTAATCTCTCCGTTGACAATCATAAGTAGGGCTATAATTAACTCTGGCATTAATGTGCTCCGTTTCCGTTTTTATTTGCTCTTACTTTATCTTTTAGGACCTCAACATCTGTTAAAAGTTTCTCAGTTTGTTTTTGTATAAACTGTATATTTACTTTGTTGTGCATCATGTCTTCAATTCTTGTTTCAATTTGCTCGACACTTTTATAAAGATCCTCCAATAAAAAATGTTGCTCCTGGTCCACGGGGACTTGTTCAGATTTTTTAAGCAAATCATTTTCAAATAATTCTCTTGATGTCTCTAACGAAACCAACCTCGAGGTCAGCTCCGTATATGCGAAGACGCCCATTGCGACGAGAATTATGAGGCTAGCTACGGTTTTCATCGGCATCTGCACGGCAGCCGATTCTGATATGTTGAGTGGTTTATTGCTCATTAGTTATAACTATACCCCGTATTTCCTGATTCTAATTTTTCAAATAATTTTTTATGTTGGTCCATGATCTCTTCATCCATGTCAAACATTTCATCCATCTTCTGATCTATTAAGTTTAATTGCATCTCTAGTCTTTCAACTTTATCTTCAAGGACTGCTTGACCTGTAGAAAGTTCAAATGTTCTAGATAGACTCCAGCCTCCTAATGCTATTAAGAGTCCAACTAACAAAGTTAAAATTTTTTCCATCATTGTTTTGGTCCTATAAATTTGTCGCCCATCAGTTTAATATCAGGATTTTCTTCTTTGTAATTATCTTTAAGATCATCCCAATAACTACCATCAGGCTTCTTATTTTCCGGAATGATTATACCAGAACACTTAGAAACTAGCAATTTGAAGTTTTCATTACGCTGAATAGTGGGGTTATTGTTGACTTTTCCGCACATTTTCATCAATTCTAGCTGTTGTTTTAGCTGTACATTTTCTGTTTGAACTTCTCTAAATTCTTTTGTGCAGGCTGAACCTAAATACTTTCTCCAAGTTAAACGTATTGACCTATCATCACTAGGGCTATTATAATTGTTAGTAGGATCATAGTGTCTATACCTATTTTCGTAGTCCCTTTGTTCGATTGATACGCTAACATCGCCAGTACTGCAAGTATTAGTACCGTCATTGAGATACTCATTTCTAGGATACGCAGGTTTCATAAAACATAATAGAACAAATAGAATAACCAGTATTCCTGTAAAATAATAATTCATCCTGGCAATCTCCATTCATAACCTACCTGTTTAAATCTTTAATATCGTAATCGTGTTCTCTAACTTGATCCGCTAGTTGTCTGTATAAATTTTCCGCCATCTGCCAAGTTGCTTCTGCTGATGAAAGTCTTGTATTTATATCTGTAATATTTTTTGAAACTTGAGCTACATCTCGTTCAAGATTAGTTAATCTTTGTTCATTTGAATTAATAGTATCTGTAAGATTAACTATATAACGAACCCCTGTAAATGTTCCAACCACTAATGATGCTACGATAGGCACCATTACAATATTTTTTTTTAATAAATCTACTATTGACATGATAAACACTCGTCCTCGTCATCAATGATCAGTCCTCCGAAGTCTTTTCCTTTTACTTCTTTACATTCACATTTTTCACATGGACATACTCCGTAAATATCAGAGTGCAAATCTCCATCACAGTGACACCCGTGGTTACATTTTTGACAGACTTTAGCCATGTAGGTATTATATTATTATAGCGCCGATGATGAACCCAATTACTGCACCAATAATATATTCTCTGTGCATTAACCAAGCGTTAAGTGCTTTGTCTTTTAAATTCTTAATCATTTTTATCTCCTACTTGATTTGTCCCCAGCTTTCACCAGATTCATAATCAACTTTGTTGGGAACCTTTAACTCTACTGCTGATTCCATTATTTCAATAATCTTCTCTGCCTTTGCATTAGATTCAACGGAAATATCTACTTCATCGTGAATTTGTATGTGCGGTATTATACCATTTTCATATAAAGATACCATACTTTTTTTCGTCATATCCGCTGCGGAACCTTGTATTAATTTATTTAAAGCTTTGTAAGTAAATGCTCTCTTTAATGGTTCATCATATTCTTTTCTAGCTTGTTCTAAAGGTAAGGGTTTAAAAACTCCAAACTGTACCGGCTGCCACAAGTCAAAGTGACACGCTCTACCTAATAAAGTTCTAATCTTACCTCTATCATTTGCTTTACGAGATACATTGTCCATAAGTTTTTTAACAAATGGAGCTTTAGCATGATATTGTTTAATTAATTTTTCAGCAGACTCTTTCATTAAACCTAGTTCTGACATTAATTTATTTTTTCCCATACCATACATTAGACCTAAATTAATAGTCTTAGCTTGCTTCCGTTCTATCCCTGCCATGTCTGCTACGACTTGGTGGAAATCTGCGTCTCCGGCGTTGTATGCGCCAACAATTTCGTCAACTCCTTCTAAATTTTGTAGTTTTGCGTAATGTACTAAAATTCTAGGCTCCTGTTGTGAGTAGTCAAATGATCCCCATTTACATTTTTCTTCAGGTATAAAGATAGATCTAATCATTGGACCAAGTTCAGGATGTCTTGCTGGAATCTGTTGTAGATTAGGATTCGACATTGAGAATCTTCCGGTAACTGTTCCACCTTGATCTGATCTAATTTGATTTATGTCTGCATGTATTCTCCCATTGTGTGCATGTTTTGTAATTGAATCTATAAAAGTTGTATGTGCTTTATTAATTTCTCTAGCATCTGCTATACATCTTGCTAATTCATGTGGATGATTTTGTAAAAAGTTTTTTGTAAAACTAGGTTCTTTACTTTTCTCTGTCCTATCATACGGAAGTTTTAATTTATCAAAAGCTGTAGCAATACTTCTTGCTGCATGAATTTCTACATCTACTCCTGTTAATTCTTTTATTCTACTAATAATTTTAGACTCCCGATTCATTAAATCTTTTTTAATATTATCAGCTTTTTCTAAATCAACTCTTACACCTTTAAATCTCATGTCTACTAAACAAGGAAATAATTTAATTTCTAAATTAAAAATATCCCAAAGCTCTTGTTGATATAATTCTGTCTCTAATCGTTTCCAAAGTTTTAATGTAGCTTCCGCATCTCGTTCAGCATATTGACCTACAAATAAAGCAGGTAGTCTCCATAAATCTTTTTTAGGATCCAATCCATAATCTTTTGCTGCCTCAACTAAAATTTTTTCATCTTTACCTAGACCAACATAATGTCTTGCCAAAGTATTTAATTGATAAGACATTCTATTCTCATCAATCAATGACGCTGCAATCATGGTATCAACTATCTTACCTTTAATTTCTAACCCTGCCGACCTTAGCCAACAAACATCATACATTGCATTGTGAAATATAAAGGTAGTTTCAGGTTGATTAAAAATATCTTTTAACCATGAATAAACTAAATTTTTATCTAAATTACCACCTTGCTCATGGTGTACCGGAAAATACCCAGACCAGCCCTCTACGGCCACCGCAACGCCTGCAATATGTCCTTTTCCAGTGACATTTCCTGATCCTATCTCTGTAAGATATGGATCATTGGTCTCTAAATCTATTGCTATTTCTTTATGCCCGCGGAGATCTTTTAATTCATCAGGCATTACCCATTCAGTGTCGGGAGTAAATAACGGGATTTGTGTACTTCTCACTTGTAGTCTCTCTCCTTTACCATCTCAAGATAGTGTATTGCTTTATCTATATCTTGTATGCCCCCCTTCTCAGAGTGCCTACATATATACTTTATAGCGTTGCCCTCTGCAAAAAGCAACTTATTTTTGTTAATAAATTCAGCAGGTTGAATTTTAAAATTTTGATAATGAGATCCTCCAATTTGTTTTTTTAATGATTTCATATTATATAAGCTCGATCAAAGTTTTTAGGATCTAACACATGCAATTCACGCTTCGCTCTCGTCGCTCCGGTATAAAATAATCTATGTAATTCATCTGGATCATGACTAAAAGTTTCTAGTGCTGCACCTGTTAAGTCTTGCATAAGTAAAACATTATCGGCTTCTCCTCCTTTTGCTGCGTGTATAGTTGACATTTTTATACGAGGATTTTTATTTAATGTTTCACCATTCGCCCTCATATTACGAATATAAGTTTCGGTTATAGGATCAAGTCCCTCAAACGCTTCATACCAAACGTTAGAAGTTAGTAACCCATGTTGATCTTGACATTCTTTTAGTGTATACTTCGCATCCGAATGCAAAGTTTTTCCCTTTTGGAATCCCACTAAAACATTTGATCCTAAGTATTCATATATATTTTTAATTTCTAAATGATTTAATAATTCACCTTTACGCCAATGTTCCCAGTTATTTAATGCTAACAATAATTTTAATGGTACAGAATTTATTCCTTTACATTGGTAATACCATCCTTGAATCTCACACAAATCTTTTGCATCTTCTAAAAAATAATTTGCAGAAGATAATACTAACCAGTTACCTGAACTCATATCTACTTGGGTTATATCAGAATATCTTTTTAACAATCCTTGTTCTTCTCTCGGTTTATATTCTTTAGGAAATCTATTTTCTACTTTATTAATTATTTTTTGTGAAAGTTCATGTATAGGACCCCCTGGTATTCTATAAGATTGATCTAAAGTTTTAATATCATCTACTTCTTCTTTAAGTGCAATAAAGTGATCTACATCTGCGCCAGCCCATTTAAATATAGCTTGATCATCATCACCAGCTATGTAAGTTTTTTCTGCACGACCCCAAATCTTTCTTACCATTTCCCACTGCAACAAAGATAAGTCTTGTGCTTCATCTATAAATAATACTTCAAATTTATTTAAAGTTTCTTTTAATAAAAAATCTTCTATTAAATCATTAAAGTCTTTTAAATTTTTTTCTTTTTTAAATCTGTTTAATTCTTCTGCTAATAAAAATAAGGTGCTTCTTTCTATGTCTAATATATTTTTTCTAGAATCATAATATTCTAATAAGTCCATTCTTTTAACTGCTGCGGTATTTATTATTGTTAGGTATTCATTATCCGAATTAAAAGTACCATCATCATTAGAAAATTTTGCTGTCTTAATAGGTATACCACACTTCTGTCCAAATTCTTTATAGTCTTCAGTCTTCATCATTTTTTCTTTAGTCATTCCTAATTGATTGAATGCATAAGAATGAAGAGTCCTAAAAAATGGTAGATCATTCTCTTTATCTAAACCAAATTTATCTGCAGCTCTGTCTGCTGCTTCTGTTGCAGCTTTTTTTGTAAAAGAAAAATAGCCTATTTGTCTAGGCCTTATCCCATCTTTTAGAAATTGATCTACTAAGTTTAACAATGTTGTTGTTTTTCCTGTCCCTGGTGGACCTAGTATTATTGTTTTCATATTTCTTAAGTTTCCTTTCTGCTATATTTAAATGTATTTGAGTGAGTTCTAGTTCTTCTGTTAATTCTTGTATTATTAATCTAAATCGTAAATGCCAATTTTTACCTACATCACGATCATAAGTTTTTGGTTTAGACATTAAAAATCCTCCTGTTGGTATTCAACTTTAGATACTGTTGCTTCTATTTTTTTCATTGTTTTAATTTTAACTACTCTTGGTTGTTGAGACTTAACTCTAAGTCTAGTTTCTTCTATAAAAATATCATCTAATCTTTTAATTAAATTTCCTGTTTTAATTTTATCCATGTCCCAATTATTCTTTTTTAAGAAACTATAAAAATCTTCCATTCTAAAATAAGTAAATTCCCTATTCTCATCTGTGTATGGTAATTTATTAAAGATATCATCAAGAGTTCTTGCTGATTGTCTATTAGTTGTCCAATCTTGAAGTAATCCTATTATTTCATTGGTAGGATTTAAAGACTCTAAAGGTTCTACTTCTTGCAAATTTTGCATTAAAGGTTTTAAAAAATGTTGTTTCCAATCTTTAGGTTTAGGTACAGGTACTACTAGGTTTGCTTGATCTAAACATGCTAACGCAAATAAAGGTGAGCTATATAATTGTTCTGTTTTTAATTCTATTCTAACTTTATCTACATTTAAAAACCATTGCGGTGGTGTTGAAGTATATTTTGTAAGACTTCCAAGAATTGGCATTTCTTCTTCTCCATATCCTACACCAAATCTTTTTGTTCTACATAACCCAGCTTGACAAACTGAATTAATAGGTGCGTCTTTACATCTATACTTGTCATAACCTTTTCTATTTACTGATTTAATTAATTGTTGGACCTCGCTATTACTTAATGGAGGTTCCATATATTCCATATTTGCTTCAACAATCTTATCTTCCCAAGTATCTGGATGTGATTGTTTATAATAAACTGCTATATTAAAGAGTGCATTATTTCTGGAACCCTCCCCAAAACCAATTGCTGCCAATTTGTTTAAACAAGGAGGACCACCAGGAAATGCTTCTTCTATTTTTTTTTCTTCCGTTTTAATTTGTTCCACCTGATCCCTTCGTAAAGAAAACTTATCATAGAGC